TTTCTGCCATGGCGCGGGAAACTGGCATTTTCAATTCGTGGGCGAGAAAATGCCAGTCCCTTTGCCGTGCGTCTCGCCTCAGTCTTTTTTTGCGGCGTCGGCACTTTCCTTGGTCATGCGATTGATTTCCAGGGCCTTGGTGATAAGGATTTGCAGGCTGGAATAGGATTTGGCGAAGATGGCCGGAGCGTCTTCCTGGGAGAACAGACGGGCGCCTGATTCGTCGCAGATTGAGGCGACGACAAGGGCCTGGGTGACCTGTTCGCTGTTGAGGTCTTTGCCGTAAATGGCAGAGACTTCAGCGCCGGAGAGTTGGCGTAGGCACACGTCCCCACCCCATTCGGGGACGGAAACGGTGACGATTTCGCCAGTGCTTGCGGAAAGGATTGCATCGCGGGAGAGTTTCATTTTCGTTCATCTTTCGTATGAATGGAATTGCGTTCACCTTTGGGGTGAATGGAATCAACTACCTTCGGTCCACACGGGATCGGTGTTGGCGCGGATGGTCAGGGATACAACAGCGCGTTGATCGGACTTCCCCTCGGGGAGGTCGTGCTTTTTGATCCAGCCGGTGAACTCATATTTCCCGGCAGTGGTTTGGCCGGTAAGCAATGGCATGGTGATTCGGATGGTTTCCTCGGCCTGACCAACTGGGATGGCTGTGCCAGGGACGTAGCGAATCGTTGCGGTGATGTCACCGGCCTTCAGAACCTTACCAGCAACAGCGCGGTCCACGGAACTGCCAAGGTCGGTATCAGGGACTTCGGCATATTCACGCGAGGGCAACGTGAAGTCGATCAAGGTGGGGTTGAAGGAAGGACGCGCAGGCATACTCAGCGTTGCGCCATTTAGAACCTTGTATTCAGCAGAGGGCATGTGATTTCTCCTTATGCCTGGGGTTGGTTAGAGTTGTACTTGGCCGGTCTTGGAACGGATGAACTCAAATAGGTCTTTCTTTGTGCCATCGATGAAGCCTTGTTTCGATTGCTCGACAGCATCGCGGAACATGTGCGCGCCGCCAGACGCCCTAGCCAGACGGCCCCTGCGGGTAAATCCGGTTTCGATGCCGAAAACGTACTTGAATGCGGTTCTCTGGGTGACGGTCGAGATCCCGCGCCTTGCGGCCTTTTTCGCTGCATTCATTGGCTTGAGAGACGAGGCCAGGATCTTTCTTCCGCCGACAAATAGGGTCATGTTGTCGCGCACGCCGATGGTTGCATACACTTCGCCGTTGCTGGAATCGGTCTTCATGGTCAGGCCGATTGACTGTTGTAATTGGCCAGACTTAAACGGGGTCTTTTCATAGACTGCGCGCAGGGTTGGCGCAGCGCGGTCTCTGACGGTTTTCTTGAGGAACTTTACCAGCTCTTTCGGGTTTCCGCATTTGTGAAATGTGGCAACGATTGCGGGATCTACCTGGATGCGGGTGTCGATCATGACTGCACCGCCATGCGGAAAGAGAATTGAACTTCTATGAGGTCGCCGTATTTATCGCGCTCGTGCTCAAATGTTCTGCGAGGTCCATGTGTGACATCGTGAGAAATGATGACTGGAGTCATTCCTCCATACGTGGGGAATGTTTCAAGAAACGTGATGACGCCATTCAGTCGCTCCAAGAACGCTTTATCTGAAGAAATTTCATCCGTTCCGTTCAGAACAGGAAATGCAAAATATACAGCGATTGCGGCGGATCTTTGGAATCTGGTCAAATCAACTGCATCACGAACGCTGGAAAGTGCGTTGTCATAGTCGATGATTGCATGAGGCGCTGGGCTTTTTGGAGGCGCAGAGACGAGGAATGTCTGAGCGTTGACTTGATCAGGACCACCGCAGAGATCTGACCAGGCTTGGCAACCAAGGAGCATGTTTCGCATGGTTTCAAGCGGAGCGTAAAGCGAGAACTCGCCAGCGTTCTGTGGCGGAAATGGGAACACGCGACGGCCAATCAGAGCAACATCATTGATCATGTAATTGACGCCGGCCAGGACGTTGGACTCTCCTGGATCTGTGCTGACGCCACTGCCGCCAGGGGAAGGCGCTGAGAAGTGCTGCCGGATCGTTGATCCTGCCGGCGCCGTGCTTTTCGCTGCAATGATTTCGCGGATGGTGCTCATGCGGTTTGATTGTCGAGGATTTCAGTTGCGATTTGTTGAGCGGTTGGGGCAGATGGGATGGCTGCGATGTCGGAGCGGATCTGGTCTGTTGCGGCGATAATCAGAGATTGGTCTGCAGGATCTGATGGCAGGCGGGCGTTGATCTGCCCAATGCCGGAATTGTCTGGGGCGGTGTAATCTCCAGACGAAAGCCTTGAACTGATCGCAGCGTCAACGCGAGCTAATTCTGCTGCAAGCTCTGTCCGTACTGCGCTGGCATATGCTGATGTGCTTGGTATGTCGCCAACCGCTGCCGGAGCAGACGGTAGGTTGTCTGTCTTGGCCTTGATGGCAGCGATGTCTGCGTTACTGCTGATCGTCTGGGCCGTTCCTGGTTTCGATACCGTAGCGTCCTTGGCCACGGTCGCGTCTTTTGCCAATACAGTGCTTGCCTCGATCTGGGACAGGGTTGGACGGTTGCCAAGTGTCGCTTCTTTTGCAACGGTTGAGTTGAGCGCCATATCCGCAGGCGGTGTGATTGTCTGGGCGGTTCCGGGCTTCGACAATCCAGACTGGATCGCGGTGATTGCCGTTGCATTTGGCGCGTTGACCAAATCCATCTGACCACCGGCAACGGCAGGGGAAACCGTAACTAGGGCCTCGTATGGAGAAGGGTCTGCACCGGACGCAGTGACGAGAAGAGACAACGGGCCAAGCGTGTCCGTGTGTGCAGTGGTCAGAGCCAGACTGTATCTTCCGCCGCCAATTTCAGTCACTGTTGGGGTAATCGTTGCGGCGGCAGCGCCGTTCTTTGATGCGGAAATTGTGAGTGTGAGACCGGTCTTCCCGCTGACATGGTTAGCGGAGTCGAACATGAACACAGGGAAACTGAATGCCGTTGATTGTGTCAGGTTCATGATGTCTTTCTTTCTTCGATTGCCGTATCTGGTTGCGCCAGTTGTAGAATCCCACGGCGCACCAAAAAAAGCAAATAGCGTGCGTGCCATGGGTCAGGTGCCTTACAGATTCAAAAGTGAATCAAGTGCAGATGTGTCGCCAAGCATCACGCCGCATACATATTGAACATCATTATCAGTTGGGCTGGTTGCGTCTCTGATAACTGAGTTTTCGCCGATCAGATACCTGCACGCAGCCTCATTGATCTTCGGCACGGTTCCCTGTCGGTAGTAGATTGCCGACGCGACCTGAGCGCGCTTGGCGTCTTGCGTGGTGTCAGCCCATGCTTCAAGACGCTCGCCCCTTCGGATCATGTTTGCGAGAACAAGCAACGCCACAGAGACTTGGCCTTGAAATGTTGAGGATGCGAGCAGCGTCGCGCCGTTGGTGAGGGACATGATCTAATCTCCTACGAGTGGTTGACGAAGTTTGTATGGGTGATTTTTTGGAAGACTATTTACACGTCCCCACTCCCAAGCCAAATACCCCATTACGAGGTCTTCTTCTCGTTTTGTAATTGCGCGAGTAATGAGGATATTTTCAGCAATATATCCATTAAGTCCACTGTCGGAGCGTGGGCCATCGTCATTTCCGATGCGCACCTTGTCAAAATTGAAATTGTCGGACGCCGTGGTCCCTGACACTCGACTCCCACCATCTAGGGCCATCGTCACGCCCGTGCCGGATCTTGTTAAAACCGCACAACCCCACGCGTCATTTATCGTTGGCGAACTGGTTACGGTTGTCGCTAAGTTCCTGTAAAAACGAACACCGTTAACGCCACCGATGCCGTAGGTCATGATTCCGCCATTGGTGCTACCGTAATCGAATTCCCCTGTCTTATACAACGAGAACAATCGACCATATACCGTCCTGCCACCTGCTGTTGCATTGTTCCTATGTAATGATATTAAAGTTATTTCGTTACCGGCATATGAACAGGCGGCAGTGAGGAACTGATTGGCCGAAGTGTTGTTGAGTCTCAGCGTTTGACGGTTTCCCAGTTGTGATCGGTCCAATGCAATAGCTCCAGTGCCATTGAAGACTATTCCATTTACTAGCTCTGTTACAGAGGTAACGGTGGACCCAGACATGGCGATTGATCGTATAACATTTGATTTAACCCATACAGATGGTGACAGCCTTAATGGCGTCCAAAACTCCCACGACCGTTGCCGGCGTTCACGACTGCGGCAGCAACGGCGCATTTTAGCGGTCCTGTTCAATGACTAGTGCCAGGTGCATTTCGTCGGCGGCAAAGGTAGTAGCGGTTTTGATTTCCAGCACGGCGAACAGGTCATCATGGCCGGACCCACAGCGGAACTCAAGGCTCACGTTGCCAGAGTCGAACACATGCACGCCGGTAGCCAGTGTGATGTAATTGGAAAGCGCGATGCTCCCAGCCCAGGCGTCGCGGGCGTCGGCCTCGACAACCGCAAGGGCCGCGTTGTCGGTGAAGGTCGAACCGGTCGGGTCGTCGTGGAACAGGTGCAGGATAAAAGACGGCGCGGTGGCCGGCATGCTCTGTGCCAGCGTTAGCTTGGCATTGATCACGGCCCCGCTTGCGCCGTTGCCAATCGCTACGGCAGGCACCGTGATCTTGGCATCCACTACGTCGCCTGCCGCGTATTGCGTGGTAGTGACACCAAAGGCGTCGTTGACCTGCACACGGTTGCGCAAACGCACGGCAGCCGCGACGGCCAGGTCGCCCGTTCCTTCCGCTGGCAGGGCGGTGGCGAGCGTTTCGGTAGATGCTGTGCTGGCTGTGCTTGATGTACTCATGACTTCCTCAGCAGTTCATCGATGGTTTTCCTGTGCTTTTTCTGTGAATCGGAAAGGATTTTGTTAATCTCATTCCTAATTTCTGGATTCGATCCGTCAGGCATCTTTGGAAAGAATCTGTCTTTGAGTTTTTGCGTTCCATGCGTCACTTCTTTGAGGGCTCCAAATTTCTCATGGAGGAGATAGGTAATGCCGCAAATGAGTGCGAGGAGTAATGCAATTGCCCCTCCCCAGGCATAGGCAATCCAGTGCGGGGCGATGAGGAGGCCGATGATTCCAATGGCAAAGGCAGCGGCGCCAGTAATTGCGATAGTTAAACCGGTTTTACTGCCGAAGCGAAGAAACAGGAATATGCCACCTGCGAGGGCGAGGATCCCAGACCCTGAAAACCACCACGATGCGCGAGTGATGCCTGCGGAGATTTCTTGGGTTCGGAGGTCGCTTGCGATTTTGTCGAGGCGTTTTGCTTCTTGGTCTTTTTCTTCGGCGTAGGCTTTGGCTGATTCTGCGTCTTTGCGGGCCAAGGATGCTGCCTGTTTTGCCTGGGCAGAGGTAGTGATGGCCTGGTCGCGCTGTTGTTCTGCTGCCGCTTTTTCTGCGATCACCTGTTCAATAGATTGCTTGGTGGTTTCGATTGGTTGGCGGGCCAGCGAGCACGAGGACATTGCGACGACGGCCATAGCGGCGACGGAAAATAGGCATCCAAGGAAAATGCACGCAAAGATTGATCTCATTTTTTTGCCCTTTTTATCACGACCGATCCGTCGCCGGTTGTTTCTGGAAAAAACGAATGTGAAGATGTTGGGACTGGAGTCTCGTCACTGCTTTGCGGGTTGACGATGCAATGCTCTGGGATGCAAGGGCGACGTTCTTCTGGCTTTCTGATTCGCAGGCATCGCATGGTGATGTGATGTCGAAGATCCGCCTCCAATTTCTGAAACCTTAGACCGTATTCCCTGTTTAGACCAACTTGTTGACGCCAAAGATAAACGATTGCGGCGGTAAGCGCCGCGAACGCGCCGATCACTATGGAGTCTTCAATCTGCATTTGGTTCCTACCTTGTTCCAGAAACACGGGCGCGGTCTGCGCGGGTGAGTTGTATTTTCCAGCCAATTCCGGTTTGCATGGTTACCTGTTCAACGTCCCAGGTTTCTCCGGTTGAAACTCTCTTGAATGTCCATGCCCTGGTGACAAGTGGGGCGTCGGAAATTGAAAGCGTCAATGTCGTATTGGAAAAATGACCTTCAGCGCCGATGCCGATTGGGGCCCTGCCGTCCGCTCTTGATTCGCTCCATACGCCTTTGACGGTGAACGGTTCGCCTGATGCTGGGCAACAGAGAACGTCTTCACCGCAGCCAAAGGACTCCGAGCCGATGATCTGCGATCTATGCGCTGCGGCGATTGCTCGGAGTCCCATGATTACCCAACCGTTTCATTTTTCGGAAGTGTGCGCCGTGTTTTAAGCGGCGCACTTTTTCAATTACCCGAGGATGATGGCGGCATACGCAGGGTTGACGGCCTTGACGCCCCAGGCGCAACCGACTTCCCAGCGGATTTGCTTGTACTGGCGATACACGCAGAACTCATAGACCATGCCAGTGATCGGATCGACAATGGTGACTCGCTCGGTCGCGGCATCGCCACCTTCCGGGATGGCAGGGAGGCGCTGGGCGAGATGGAACGCAGAAGGGTGGAACACGAGCGACGGAGTGTAACTATCGCCAATGGTCATTTCTGCGGCGTCGGCTTCTGCAACTCTGAGGCCAGGAGCGCCAAGAACAATGTCGCCGCCAGTTTCGGTCAGTCCGGTCGTGACGACGTACCGGTTTGCGGTGCTCTGACCAGCAAACGTCACAACGTCGCCGGATTTGATGCCGGTGGTGCTGACTGTGCCGCCGTCCAGGGTGATCGTGGTTTGGCTGACGGCTTCACCGCTGCCGTTGTTAATGTCGTAGCCTGTGCCAGCGCCCTTGACGTGCTGTACCAGTTTCGATGAGCGGCCAGTGCCAACGCCGAATAAATCACCAATGATGCCACGGCGCAGGGTTTGGTCAGATCCGGCATCGTTGACCTTGAACAAGTTTGTCTGTTTGCCGAGCAGGTTGGCGTAGGCTGCGCTTGACAGGACAAGGCGGCGGCCACTTTCGGGGGCACCATTGTCGTCAAGGATTCGCAAACCGTTGGAAAGATCAGTCATGTCGCCAGCGGTGCCAAATGGGGCTGTCCCGGCTGTGCCGTAAGCGCGACTGGCAAACTTGTACAGCGCGGCTAGGTCGGTTTCCATTTCGTTGCGAAGAGTGCGCAGAGCCTGGGCAAGGTTCTGGATCTTCCATTCGTTGTAATTGTTGCCGAGGCTCATGCCCTCTTCGCCGGTCATGTTGAACGGAACGACTCGGGATTTGGTGATGGAAACATCGACATAGGAAACGGTCTGCCCGGTGGTGTTTGGGCTGACGTTGCTGGGGGTCGAGTCTTCGGCGGAAAGGGCCGGAGTAACCAAAGAGCGAACGGTCGCGTTGAGCGCGGCGCGTTCAAACTTCGGCTCACGGCTTACGGCGGGAAGCATGCCGACGGTTTCGGCGGCTACCACGTTGAGGGCTTCGTAGATGGTCGGGATAAGACCGGTAAGAGTATTTGCGGACACGGTGATTTTCCTTTGTTTTGTTTGTGGTTAAGGTTGCTTCTGGTTATTATCCAGCAACGACGGTGAGGCCTTTGCGGATCGCGTCGGCATGTTCGGCCTGGTTCTTATTGAACTCGGCCAGGGAGATCGTTTTGACGTTTGGCTTGTCCGAGGCGTCGGCGCCGGGGTCTTTGTGCGCAGTGCCGTGGGCCTTCAGCGCGGCAAGGTCAGATTCTGCCTTGGCTTTGGCGGCTTCGGCGGCGGTGGCCTTGGCGGTCAGATCCGCAATGGTAGCGGTTGCCTTGGCAAGGTCTTCGTCCTTGGCCTTGGCAATGATGCCGTGAAGGTCTTCAGCGGTTGCGCCGGATGCGCTGGCCTTGGCGACCAGTGCAGCGGCATGGGTTGGGTGTTGGGCACTCAAGGCGGCCAGCGCCGCCATCAGTTTGGGGTCCATGCGGGCCTCCGTTGGAATGTCGGCGGCTGCCGACTGGGTGAGATTTGACGCAGACGCCTTTGCATCTGGAGTTTCTTCTTCTGGTTCTGGTTGAATCGGGGATGTGGTGTCGGTGATCATGCACTCTTCGTCTTCGATTGCATCGATCAGTCCGAGGGCCATGGCTTCCTTGGCGTGCCAGATGTCGCCGGAAAACACTGCGTCGAGCTTTTCGCCGGTAAGTCCGCGACCGTAGGAAACCGCGTCGCGGAAAACTGAAACAAGAGCATCGACGCTGCGCTGTAGTTGTGCGCGGTATTCTTGCGTTATAGCCCCATCAGATCCGAGCGATTTCATGTTTCCGCTTGAGACAATTTCGGTTCTTACGCCAGTATTTTTCTGCAATTCCGTGGTGTCTTTCGGCAGATAAACAATGCCAAGAGATCCAATCTTACTCGTTGCGGTTGCTGTGATTTCGTCAGCGCCAGAAAAGACCCAATATGTTGCGCTGGCCATGGCCCCTACAACATGAACGCACAATTTTTTCCCGGCTGCCTGGAAGCGAGTGATTGCGGCGCGGGCCTCGTTGCTGCCGTTGATGGTGCCACCAGCCGAGTCAACAAAAACACTCGCCTCTTTGACCGCTGGATTTTTGGCGAGATCATCAAATACGGCAGCAATGTCGAATGGGTCGATGGCGTTGGCGTAGAGTTTTTCAGCAACAGAGGCGCGGGCTAGAAGGTCGCCGATAACATCAAATGAGGCGACTTCATCGGATATAGTCGGGGAAATAGGATTTTTTCCGGTTAGAGCCAGTTGTTTGCTTGTTTCGGAAAGTGCGCCGAGCGCAGCGATTGCGGCAATGGATTCAATCTTTGCGGCCAGGGCCTCACGTGCCTCGGTCGTCATTCCCCACGCAATACCGTCAAAGGATCGTTTCATGCTGCCGCCTTCTTTCCAAAGATTTTGCCAATGAATGATTTCTTTTTGGGTGCTGGCGTTGCATTCTGATCAGCGGCGGGCGCTGGTTCTGGCTGCGCCACGTCGATTCCCTGGGCCTTGCGAAACGCTGCTTCCTCTTTCTTCTGTTCCTGGTGGTCTTCCCAGTTCTGACCAATGGAGGCGAAGGCAAAGGTTTCGGAGAATCCTGCATCGATATATGCTTGGACGGTTTCCGCATCCTTCTTGCGATCCATCGAAAACTTCGGCGGGCGGCTATATTCTCCAGCCATCACAACCCGAGGCATTGCATCGGGGACGGTCAATTTGCCGTCTGTAATTGCGTCGAAGAGGATTGCTTGATCAATGGGGCGCGAGACGGCTTCGATGTGGTTGTTTTGCAGGGTTTGGCCGGTGCGTTCGGCCTGGTCAAGACTAGCCTTGCCGGAACTGAAAGAGGCCTCGCCCATTTGGCATAACACAACATCGACAGAGATTTGCAGTACGGCACACTCGACTTTATAGCAAATAATCAGGAAGTCTTTGAGGTCTGCGCCGTTGAACTTGGTGTCGGTTAAAGTCGTTTTTGTGCCAGGAGGAACGATCCAAACATTCAAAGGGCCTTGAATGTTCATGACTGCTTCGGGTGTCAGGGCAGAGCCGTCTTCACATGCCTTCTTGTACGCCTCTGGGTCTTCGGCCTCCTGGATCATCGCCATGATTGCCTGAAGGCGCTTGGCGGCAACGTGTGATTCCAAAACTCCACCGATTTGCCGTTGTAGGACGATCATCGGGGCAAGTTCAGACACGCCGCGAAGCATGCCGGGAAGGCGCATGCCAACCTTGTGGATAACGTTTGGCGTGCCGTCTTCTGATTGCCAAGGTACATAGGTAGGGGCGCGAGTCGCTGAAGTTGCAAGCGGATTTGCAGGAGGCCAGACCCAAACGCCAACAATTGCGCCGTCAAACAATTGGAATCCGTCGCGTATAAATTGGCCGTTTGAAAGATTCGGAGGGTTGGCGATTCGGTCGCGGTGGATCAGGCGCCAAACGCTGCGGCCCTTATAGACACGGATTGCAAAGCCATCGCCGTGATGGAACGCGGCCCAGTCGATTGCCTCTTCCAGTTCCTTGCGGCTGCGGGCGTTTTCGGCATCGAGTTCTTTTCCGGTCCATGTCGCGTTGCAAATTGCAGTGGCGCGGCGGCGAATTGCTTTGCATTCGTCGCTTGTGGTTTTTTCTTCTGGGGCGTCGTCGTACTGTGAAACAAAATGCAGGCCGGTGGCGCCAAAGGTTAGTTGTTTTCGTGCGGCGTAAAGCGCAACACAGAACGGGTCGTTACATCCGAGCCACTCGGCGCGGGCGGCAATGGTCTGGGCTTCTTGCGGAATGATCCAGGAATGCTCTTGCAGCCAGGATGCCCAGGTGCCAAGGAGTGGGTTTGCCGTCGATGCGCCGGAGAACATCATGGGAACCTCACGCCAATCATGACGGGGCCGCTGTGTTGAACCTTCAGAGACCGAAGCATCCTGATGATTTTCTCAGCGTTATCGATTGACATTGTTGCGCTCTGGCCGTCGATGGAGTAGGAAACCACGCCTTTTTGTTCTGCGGTTGCATCTGCAATTCCCATCGACAGGCCGAGAATGTAATCATCAGTGAAGATGTCCAATGTTTTGCCAACGTACAGAACGCGCACCGCCGCGTCGGTAATCCGAGCGATGTCCAAGTGGCGTTCTGTGATCGTTGGCAGTGCCATGGATCAGTTCTGGGGATTGACGCGAATGGCGGTGACGACGATGTTTGTCACGGCGCTGAAGGCCAGGTTCAATTCGCCATTAGCGTCGTTATAGACCGAAGGGCTGAACGGGCCGAGGACATAATTCTTGTTCGCGGCCAGGGCAATGACCGGATTGGTTCCGGCGATTCCGGCGGCAGTGCCGTCGTCAATCTTTTTCTGAACCGTAAGGGTCAAGTTTGCCGTGGTGGCGCCGGTCTTGATATGCAGTTGGGTCTTGCCGTCGTTCGTCATCTTCATCGTTGACAAGGCGGCGGTGGCAGGGGTGGTGATGTCGATGCCAAGAGGGGTTGCTGATACGGCGGCGGGAATGTCGGCCATGGGATTTCCTTGGATGGTTGCCGGTGAGTAAGCGGCAACTGTAACCATAGAAGGAACGTGGCGCAAGAAATTAGAGCATAGAACTATGCCGAACAGTCAAAAACCTCATTTTTTGTTGATAATATCACACCTTTCGTCTTTCCATTTGTGCGTGCATTCTTTGCATTCTAGGATCACAGTTCGTTCTCCCTTGCTGTATTTGATCCTCAAAAACCTAGATCCGCACTCTGGGCAGCATGCGACGACAACGGAAACGCGAGTTTTCCCTTTTTCCCAGGCATTTTGCGACTGTGCTTGTGGTTGCGCCGGTCTTTTCGGTTTTGGTTGGGTGGCGCTGAAGCCATAGCCTGCGAGCCAGTTCATTGATTGCCCCCGAATCCGAAGCCAGAGAGCCAGGAACCTTGGCGAATTGGTCGCCTTGTAGGTGCTTGTGGTGCTGGTTTTGGTGTTGGTTCTGGTGGTTTTTGTGCGTTTTCTGTTGATTCTTGCACAGATTTGATGGCGCGGGAGATTGCCTGATCGTCCAGTTTCATGCCGCGAATGCTGGCGGCGATGCTGGCCATGCTTAGAACGTCAAGGAAATGGTTGTCCCGGTTCGGTTTTACTTTCCAGCGGTCGGTTGCCCTGCCGTTTGCCGTCACCCTGGTGCGTATTTCGCTGGCGATTTGGTCGGCAAGCATGCGGTGTGCTGACGCTTCGTGCCCGTAGATTCCAAACGATCCAGCGTCACCGTTGGGTGACAGGATGCGGTCAGCGATGAAGCCCTTCCACCAGTTGGCGTCGGCGATGATATGGCGCGGCGTTGTGCTGTTTGGTTTTGGGATGCGCCACTCCTGGCCGATGCGGTCGCCTGGTTTCTTTTTGTATTCGCTGATGGGTGTTTGGCCTGGTTCGATGGTGCGACCAAAGTATGGCAGCAAGATTGACGAGTATTTGGAGCGCCTGCAAAAATCATAGACGGTCTTGGTCGATTTTCCATATCCGGCGTCTATGATTATTTGATCCATGCGGGAATATGATCCATCCTCACGCTCCCACTCTTTCCCGGCCATGAGCTCAACGAGTGATTCTAGGCCAGCGTAGAGTGATGCCTCCCAGGATGCGCCTTGGTGGACCGTTTCGAGCTTTCTTTCGATTTCTTGCACCGTGAAATATGAGCGGCCCTGGTCTGGGTAGCACCCGTATGCAATCAGATCTCCACCAAAACCATTGGACCAAGCAACGTTTCCCCAGTAGAGCGCGGCATTCTGAACGTCGATTGATCCGGTCAGTAGCGATGATGACGAAGGGACGATTCCCTTGGCGAATCCGTTCAGTTTTTTCAGAACTGCGGCGGGCGTAAGCTGGACAACCTCCTTGGAATCCATTGGGTCTTGTGGCTCATTTTGGTATTCGGCCATGAAGGCGGGGAGACCGCGAACAATTAGGAGGTTCATCGCGTGTTGAATCGCCGAGAGTTCTCCTGGTGATTTTCTTTCTGGCCATGAGGCCACGGCGTTGGCGTCCATTGATTCGCGGTTTTCCTGGTAGTACGCATGGGATTCCGTGTGGTCTTTCTCGGTTCGCATTTCCTCCTTGTAGATTTCTGCGTATTTGTCCCAGTGCGGCTGGTCGGTTGGCATCGATTGCATCAGTTTCGCCTTGACGCCTTGCCACTCTGGGTGTTCCTTGCGGTCTAGGATCTGGGCCGCGAGGTCGCCGGACTCGATGACGGTACAGGTACACATGGCCGCGATTTTTTGGCCGGGGCCGCCGAGGCCCAGGATTGTGCCTGACATGGTGCGCATGCGGGTTGCTACCTGGGAGACGCTGCGGGCGCTTTCGTCGGTCTGTGGGTCGTCCACTAGAACCAGGTCTGGGCGTGTCTGACTGCCGTCGATCATGGATGCCTTGGCGCCACGGATCCGACCGGTGATGCCTGCGGTGCGGATGACCGAGCCACCTGACTTCGCGGGCATGCGGATCTGGTTCTTGGTCCAGATCAGGCCTGTTCTGTCGCCGTTGTCGTCGGTCTGGCCCTCGGCGCGGCGGGCGATGCCATCCAGGCACGCGATTGGGTGGCAGGCATCGGGGAAGTCTTCAAGAAGTTTTTCGTTCTCGGCTAGTTCGTCGCGGATGCTGGCGCAGATCGATAGGGCCGCATCGTTATCGCTGCCGACGACGAATAGAAAACGGCGATGATTGTACAAGAGCGCCCAGATGGCGGCACCTTCGCAAACGGTGGTCTTGCCTGATCCGCGAGGCATCGCGATTGCGAATTGCCCGCCGTCGAGGATGGCCGATTGCAGGAGCGCGATCATGCGCTTGTGGTCGTCTGAGAACGCCAGAGGAAAGCGTGCGGGCAGATAGGCGATAAGCCAGTCCAACAGATTGCGGCGCAGTTTTTTGACACGAGACGGATGCTTGCACTTTGGGGTAGGCGGAAGGCGGCGCTCGGCCTGTCGGCTTTCGCTCCTGAGTTCCGTCTTTCTCTGCTTGCTTACTGCCATTTTGCTTCTTTTTTGAGCGGATTTTGGTGGGTTTTTCGGGCTAGGTCGTCAACACGCAGTAGTTTGA